ACAATAGTAACATTCGTCAGGGCGGCCGCCTTCTAACATGGTCTTACGTTGTTGTTTTTTCCAACTAGTGTTATGTAATGCACTTGGATCAACTGCAATTTCTTCTAAACTAATATGATGCGGTCTAGGGTGATAACAACTATGATTATCTCCCGTGTGCAGATACAATGTTTGATGTAGCCATTTCATGGTGCAGAATCCTGGACCTGTGGTGTTTAGTTTGTCTCGTACTGATTTAATATATTGTAGTTTATGATCCATGTGTGTCCTTGCAGTTGTTCCAAAAGTTTGTTAGTTCAGGAAATGTATTTACAAAATTTGTATTTCTACGACGATCTTGTTCTGTAAAAAACATATAAAAATTTTTCATTGCTTTGTTTTTATCAAAATTAGATTCCTGTTTGATCCAATCAATTAATCGTTGAACCTTGCTAACTTCGAAATCTTTAAATCCCTTATGGTGATTAAATAATCCTTCAGTGTTTTCTAACATGTATGTCTTAGCCGTTTCTAGTTCTATAATCATTTCGGGCAATAATTTAGAATTTAAAAAATCAGGGTCTTGTAACTGGGGGATATCAAACCAAATTAATTGACGGCCTTTACTGAATTGGTTTCTTAATTTGTGAATATTTTTAATATATTCTACAAACCCCGAGTAACTCAAGACATTAAATGTAATAATGAATGTTAAGCTATGTTTATCCCCGTTGGCCAAAAAGTCTGTTATGTTCTGGTACAGTAGATCGAAGTCCATACCAGGACGTATATATTCAGCTTGTTTGCCCCAAGAGTCTAAACTACAAAACAACATAAAGTGGTCAATAGCTGATTTTTCAGTGATTTTCTTCAATGATATCATGAACTTATTCCACTGATTTCCTGGTGGACAGCAATTTGATGTTATAGACAGGTTTAAGGCAGGATGTGGGTGCTCGTGTACATAATCAAACATTTTAAAGGTGTTTTTATCCATTAACGGTTCGCCACCAGTCATACGGAATGTTTGCAGCTTTGGGTATACTACTGGCATCCAATCCCAAAATGCTTTTAGGTACGGATTGTCTGGTCCGTTATCGATATTAAGTTTCTTAACCCAAGTAAGGTCATTATGCCACCGATCTGCCAATATAATGGCTCCATGTTGTTCGATGTCTTGTTGCCACGCTGTGCTTAAATGTGGACTACAATAACTGCATTTAAAATTGCAGGCCTGATTAAAATTTACTTCTACATATCGAGGTATTGCATTACCTTCAAACCCTAAAGCTCTAGCTTCGTCTATCAACCCTTCTTCATAGACATCTTTACTACGATAAGCACGATCACTTAATTGATTTCCACTGTCTTCTATCTGCCAACAAAAATTGCACTCGTCTGGTCTCTGGCCGTCTAACATTAATTTGCGTTGTTCTTTTTTATGACTAGTATTATGTAATGCACTTACATCTATTTGAATTTCTTCTAACGGAACTTTATGACTACGGGGATGATAACAACTATGTGTTTGCCCGGTCGGAATATGTATGCTCACATTAAACCATTTTGCTAGACAAAAACTAGGACTGACTTCATTTAATTCTTCAAACACTTTTCCAGCATCGTGAAAATACTTAGACTGGTATCGTCCATTAATTTTAACCAACTCGTTGCCTTTTATGTTTTCATTTAGAGGCATCAAATTTTTCCTTAATCCAATCAAAGTCATTGATTCGTCTTAACTCTTCTAGATTGTTTTTATTGTCTAACCCATATTGGCGGCCGGCCTTTGCTCCTGCTATAGCGTATTCACCAAACGGCGCTGCTTGTCCTATAGTACACCACACATCTAAACGTTGTTGTGTTTCTTCTTCGAACTGTCTTTCAATAGTGCGGCTAGCCAATTTACAACATTCTCTAAATGCTGATCGCCATGTAGTGAATTCGTCAGTGTTAAACGAGTTGACGTTAGACACAGTATTCATAGCCTTGAACTTTTTAGATATGCTAGTTGTCATGTCGGATGTATTAGTATCCATGTTGAATGTTAACTGACGGGGTAATAGTTTAACCCCGCCATTGCCATATTCTAAATTGTTAATAGGATTACGACTTCTCCATACATGTACGCAATCTATATCATAACTTGACATAACTAAATCAAAGTTAAAATCATTCTCAATAACTGCATCACCATCAACTACCCATATCATGTCAGTGTCACACAATGTTGCTGCTTTGATATGAGCGTTGTGAATGCCTTTTACACCATGTACTCGTTTCGCTCTAGGACATTTATCAAGTAACCTAAGATAATTTTCTTCAGCATTGGCTTCATTATAAGATATAAACACCACATCATATATACGATGCTTGGATGCTATAACATCATGTTCTTTTTTCTCAATTAAAAATCTATGACTAAACTCTCTCTGCCCAATAAGTTTGTCTTTAGAAAATAAAATAATACCATTATTATAAATTTCTGAGTCGTTAAACATGTGTTTGAACGTATGATTTTCTTTACGATCGTGATCGTACTTTCCGTCATTGGGATCAAAGTATAAATTAAAAACGGTATTATCTATAACTTCTATTTCCGGCCATATTCCCCAAAACATTGGTTGTAGTTCATTGTTAACAATTTCTGCATACTCATCGTAGGATGATAAAATGTATTTGTTGTATCTATATCGACTAACAACTAACGGATGTTCTTTTTTGTCAATTAAATATCTACGATTAAATTCTCGTTCTGAAATAATTTTTTCTTTTGAAAACAAAACTAATCCACACAAGTATGTTTCTTTATCATTGCACAAGTTTTTAAAAACGTGATTTTCTTTACGATCGTGATCGTACTTTCCGTCATTGGGATCAAAATATAAATTAAAAATTGTTTCATCTATGATGTTTATTTCGGGCCATATACCCCAGAACATTGGCTGAGTTTCATTCTTTATAATGTCTGTATAGTTGTCGTATGATAAAAGAACATATCTATTGTATCTATAACGACTAACAACTGCTGTATGTTCTTTTTTGTCTATTAGATATCTACGGTTAAATTCTTTTTGCGAAATAACTTTTTCTTTTGAAAATAACACTAGTCCACACAAATATGTTTCTTTGTCGTTGCATAAATTTTTAAATACGTGATTTTCTTTTCTATCATGATCATATTTTCCATCGTTGGGATCAAAATATAAATTAAAAACGGTATTATCTATAACTTCTATTTCCGGCCATATTCCCCAGAACATAGGTTGTGTTTCGTTTTCAAAAACTTGTAAGTATTCCGCATAGGTTGTTAAAGTACATCTAGGGTAAACATAACAGCTAACAATCAAGTCATGTTCTTTTTTGTCAATTAAATATCTACGATTAAATTCTCGTTCTGAAATAATTTTTGTTGTAGAAAATAAAACAACCCCACTTAGATATGATTCTTTATCATTACACAGATTTTTGAATACATGATTTTCTGATCTATCATAATCAAAAGTCGGGTCATTGGGTTTAAAATAAAGATCAAAAATAGATGTATCTATTACTTCTGTTCCGGGCCAAACGCACCAGAACATAGGCTGTTGACTATTATTAGTAATTTCTAAATATTCAGCGTAATTATTAATGGTATAAACAGGATATTCAAATTTACAAACTACTATATCGTGTTCCTTTTTGTCAACGGCATATTGTCTTTCAAATTCTTTTTTAGACAACGGTTTAAATTTACTGCAAAGAATCACACCAGTTAGGTAAAGTTCTTCACCGTTACACAGGTTTTTAAAAACATGATTTTCTCTACGATCATAACTGTTGTGATGACTAAAATATAAATTAAAAACTTCTTCGTTTAGAATCTTGATTCCAGGAGATACTATCCAAAACATATCGTCTGTAATTTTTTGATATTCTTCAAAAGTAGAAAGATGATATTTGTTATATTGTTTAGGTTTACTAGCAACAATATCTATTTCTTTTTTATCTGTAAAAAATCTATGATAAAATTCTCTACGAGAGACAGTTGTATTTTTAGGAAATAAACATATTCCATCATAGTGATCATTGTTTTTAAAAATATGCACAATATTAGAATTATGTTTAGGCACCTTGTAGTCGAATTTAAAATTGATGTCGACATCAACATCGGGCCAAATTGCCCAAAACATTTCAGTTGATGATTCGTTAACTGCTTTTAAATAATCATCATAGGTTGTTATTTCAAACCTATTGTAACCTTTGGGTATACTAGCAACAATATCTATTTCTTTTTTATCTGTAAAAAATCTATTAGAAAATTCTCTTTGAGAAACTGTTAATGATTTAGGAAATAAACAAATGCCATCGTAGTACTCACTGTTTTTAAAGACATGAACATACATGTCGTCCCACTTGGTAATTTTGTAGTCTAGCAAATTGAATGACGTTAACTCTACGTCATCCCAGATAACCCAGAACATTGTTGTAAAAGATCTAGATTGTATTTCTTTGTATGATTTTATGTTTGTGAGTTGTTGGGCAAGGGGGTATCTAGACTTTATTGTTCTCCAGTCTTCGTCATTTCCGTTGCTTGCTGACACATAAAAAATATCATACATTCGTAGGTACCGGCATCTTAAAATAAGTGTCGTTGAGATTCATTGTTTCATTATACAAATCCAAAGTAAATTTACTTTGTTGTGCGTCAAGGAACGGCCAATCTAATCCTAGACCCATTTTTATTTTTTCGCCTAAGTTTTTAATCTCATCTACTAGACCAACACTGTTTGCATCTTCATATGGTTTACCGTATTGAAAATAGATGTCTCTAAGTATTTCAAAATCTCGAACATCAACATAATTCCATTGTGTGCAGTTAGCCATCCATGTTCCTAATCTAGCACCATACACAGCATAAATTCCATTTTCTTCGTGGGCTCCGACTGTCGACCACATGCGTAGTCTGTGAATATTATGCCACCATATACGCTCTTTGATTTCCATAGGAGGAACTTTAACACCGTCGAGCAATGTCATTTTAACACCCTCACGGAATCCTGCTCTCCATGCTTGAAATGGGCTACCTGTAATAACGCTTTCGCTAAACGCCAATGGAAAATTTCTATACCCGTCTTCCCAACAAAAGTCTACCTGGCCGCGATCGCTGTTGGAATTTTCGTGTGTCTTCATGTTAAGAACAAAATCCTTGCGCCAGATTTTCAATCCACCATTACCATATCGAAGGCCGTTAATTGCATTACGACCACACCATCCATAGACCTGTATCTTAGGATCACTCATATCAAGATCAATATTAAAAAATCTAGGATCTACGATATTGTCAGCGTCAACAGTGATAAACCAATCTGTTTCACTGGCCTCTGCTGCGGCTTTATGGGCGTGGTCTGATCCTTTGACTCCGTGAATACGTTTAGCCCAAGGAACTTTGTTGCATAGATCCGCATAATGCACATCAGCATTAGGTTCGTCATAGCTAAGGAAAATCACATCAAATTCTATAACTTTCATTTATATTCTATCAAATAGTTTTTAAACAATCTACGTGTATACACGCTGAATCTATCATATTCTATGTTTTTAATTGTTACATTATGACCTACTAATTCATTTAGTTTAACAGAAAACATCTCAAAAATCAAGTTAGGATCGTTGTAATCGGTGATTAAAAAATCCATGTCGGTAGTACCGTCCCAAATAAAGTTTCTTGCGTTGACACTGCCTTTGTGTTTTTTGGTGCCACCATACTCAGCAGACAACTGAACTTTTAAACATTTGCTTTTTGAATTGTATGTTAGATGTATGTCAGATTTGATTTCTTCCGAATATTTGATATCGAGAATTCTGTGCAACATATCATCTAATTTGTTCAGTGTCTTTTTTTCAGCTATCTCTAACTGTCCTGACTCTACATTTATTTGACAATTGTGTATCTGTGTCTCTGCTGCAATTATAGATTCAGCAATTTCTTGTGGTATCTTCACTACATTCTTTTGATCTGCAAAAGCATGATCTGGTCCTACACTGATCACTTGACCTGTGCTTGGATCAAACACTGCCACGTATTGTGTGATCGGTTGTTTGTATTCTCTTAGCCAGTTGTCAAAATCTTCTATAGTTTCCATGCTTTGGTCTCCAAGATATGTATGCACTCATCTGTGATTTTATTTTTCTCCACATAATGCACAATATCATTTTGTTGAAAATTTCCTATCTTTAATCTAGCGTCTGCATTGAGATAAAATCCCACATGGTCGCTCCAGGTGTCGGCGGGCCAAGGCCAGTTTTGCAACATTGGTTTCATATGAACTACCCGAGGAAAAGGTAGATCGTACGCAATGTCATCGGTAATATCTAGTATTTTAGCAGCTAGGGCAAACGCCTCATCTGTGCCAATCACCTTGGGTCTGTGTTCATTTAAAAACTGATTAGTGAATTCACAGGGATTTTTTAAAATCTGTCGTCCTAATTCGAAAAATTCTTGGCATAACACAGAATCTTTAGAGAAGAAAGTCCACATGGAGTATAAATCCGGTAGGCAGTTTCTATCAAAGGTTTTTCTATATGTGCGATCTGTGATTGATTCACCTCTGTAGGTGTAGACTTGATTGGCCACATACAATTCGCTGTTGGCAATAAAATAATCAATCCAATGGCTGTAGTCTCGTAGAAATAGCATGTCGGCATCAAGGCAGACTGTGTGATCAAACGGAGACAGTTGGTCCATCCACGATCTACCATCCCAATATTTCTCTTGGTCCCACTCAATTACAGTGTCAAACACCCACGGACTTAACAGTGTCGCAAGTGATTCTTTGTTGTCAATTATCAGTGCCACCCTGTCATAACCTGGTTTTTGTGTGGTTTTTATACTCAGAGCTAGAGCATAGGCGCACTTGAGATAATCAATGTCATCATTGTGTGATACAAATAACAGATATCCAAAATTCATATCAACTCCATTAACTGTTGTTGATGTCTCAATATACTTTGTTTATTCATCACATGTATATCAACTCCAGTCACTGATGCTGCACAATATGTGGCATTCAATCGATGATCAATCAAGAATGTTAATTTGTCCTTGTCGACAGCTGTGAGTATATCTTTGTCCATCACTGATAACACAGGTGGCAGTGTCGGTGTGTGCATGTTCTCAAATCCATCTAGCATGTGTTTGGCAACACTGAACGCAATGTCATTTCTATACTGTCTGTGATCGAATTGAAAGACATCAGCATAGTGCTTGTAATTTTCTTTGATTAAATTCACAGTGTCAAAAAACAGTTTGGATTGTGGATTTTTTGTGAACATCACCGTGGTTGCCCAATACATTTTACAACTGGTTTCACAAACATATCTATCAAGGTATCCTAATCTATCTTTGCTGTAGATATCGTTGATTGAATCACCTATCATTACGTCAGCTTCCACATTCCAATATTTGTTTAGATTGTCACTGAATATTAAAAAATCACTGTCTATCAGCAGTGTTCTATCATAAGGCGTGAGATCCCATACAGAGTGTCTGTTGGTATTACAAAATGGTATTTTTTTATTGATTACACCGTCGTGTAATCCACGTTGATTATCCGTAACAGGTTTGTCTACAATTATAACATGTTCGAATACTGTTTCAACCTGCTGCCATGTGCGTGATTCGATCAACCATTCCTTGGTGCTGAGATCTGTGACCAATGACACTGGTACATGAAGATGTTTTTTTGCAAGCCCGCCACTGATCACTGCTAATAATCCGTAATCTACTTCACGATTATTGTGCGCGAAAATTAAAATACCATTGGTCATTGTGAAATAAGTTTTTCTACAGATCTAGATTTCTTGATCTTATCAAATTCTTGAAAGTATTCATTAGTAACTTCGAAATATCTACTGAAGATTTCATCACGAAACGTTTCTAGATTCTCTATCAATATGGGATTTTCGTTGCTATCCAACAGCACAGTTCCAGAAACTCTTCCTTTGGTACACAACATTTCAACAAATGTCAACAGGTCTCTGTCAATAGCAAACAGGCCTCCGGAGAAACCATACATTAGTTTGGCAGCTGTACGTTCTTTGAGAATTTTTTTGTGGATTGAAAAAGTCTGCTGATAATTGGCAAAATCCAATACAGCTTTCAGCTGTGCGTTCATGAGTTCTCCTTGATAAACTGCGTAGTTTATTTATAGAGAACTATGTGGTATGAAATAAATTACGAACCAGTGACAGCACCGACGGCAATAGTAGGCTGAACCACAGTGAATGCTGCGCTGCTGGGAACCATAATACCGGTGGCAAATAGTGTAGAAACACTAACTGTGAGAGTACCATCTATCACATCGCCTGGTGGTGGATTAGGATCAAACCCTGCTCCCGAGTCGGTGTATCCGTCTGTGAACAATACTCGTATTTCACCGCTGGCTGCTGTGCCGCTGCTGTTCGACGCTACATCAACACATCTAGTTTGTAGGCGGTAGTTGTTGGATCCATAAGGACTGCTGGCTGTAGCTGTGTAAAATGTCTGGAAAGTGCTAGTGGTTTTATACCAATTGGTGCCATCGTTAGGGGTGGTTCCTGTGCTAGGCACAGCGCCACCAAAGTTCTGTGTGCCTGCGGCGCTGAGAAGAGTTGTCCAACTGGTGTTTTGAGCAGTGCCTGCTCCGCCAGTTCGGTTAGCACTGATCCTAATTTTACCGCCGCTGTTGAACCAATATCTAGCATCATTAGCATTGCTCCAATAAAACTGTATGACACATTCGCATTGACTAGCCCATGATGTGGTTCTGTTTGCTGTGGTCACCGCAGTGGTAGCTGACTCACCGGCTGCTACTGTGAATCTAGTGGTAGTGATGTTATCTGCCCAATCATCATATTGTTTCTGTGGTACATCAAGACTTCCGGTATCAGGAGTAAATGAACCGGTATATCGGATAGTGTTGCCTTCTGAAACCACAGCTGTGACCGGATTAGATCCGTTGATGTGCTTGTAGGCGTTGATGATGTCAAATCGTAGATTTGCCCACTCATTGATAGTGACTTTGGTGCCTTCTGCTACAGCCGTAGATACTATTCTGGCCTGTTGACCATATCCAGAATTTCCACTGCCGTTACCTAACACAGCAATAACTTTATTTCTTATTGAATTGTAGTCTGCTTGGACTATTATACTGTTAACAGCTGGCATGAGATTATTTAAGAGATTATGATGCTACAATGCTTGAAAGTGAATACGATGGACCTGTTACTGTAAAACTGCCTGATGGCTGTAACAGTCCTGAAGCTTTGACTTCAGCTACATTTACAGTCAACGTGCCTTCAACAGAATCGCCCGGAGCGGTTGCAGGAAATGGATCGACATACGAATCAGACAGAGTGATACGTATCTGCACCTGGGTAGCTGTGCCAGTGGAATTATCAGCAACATCTGTTTTGGCTTCTAGTCTATAATTATTCGCAGAATAAGGACTACTAAGCGAATCTTGATAGAATATCTGATATACGTCAGTCAATGTGTAGTAATTAATAATGGGATCTGTTCCGGCTCCA